ATACGTAGTCGATCCCACATTGTCATACGAAGATATGTCTACGGATATGAATCGTGTGCTTACAGCGGCAGGTATAGGCGCAGTAGCTGGATTAGCGGAAGGTTTTATAGTAGGTAAGGGTGCTAAAAGATCCGCTATAGATTACGTTAACAATAGATTTAAAGCAGATCAATTACAAATTCAGCTGACTAAAGAATTAGATCTTGTAGATGCTGTGACAAAAGATCCTGTAGAGGGTGACGTAACAGCTTTATTGTTGCGGTCTATAGATACTAGCACACCAGAAGGTCAGGCTGCTGTTGACACAATAGAAAACATTAAAAAGATGGTAGATATAGATCCGTCAAAAGGAGTGAATACTTTTGCGGATCTGGATAAAGCTGCGTTGGATCAGGTAGGTACTGTTGTTGCACCAGAAGTTTTAACACAGGCACAACTTAGAACAGATGTATCTGTAAAGATAGGTAACATTGCAGCAGATATTATTCGTGTAAAAATTAAAGAGTTTCAAGATCTATCTAAGATGGGCATAGCCCCAACAGATGATGCCTTAATGAAACTTATCTTAGACGGTGTGACAGCCCAAAAGAAAGGTGATCCTGTTGCTGTTGATTTAATTGTAGATGTTTTTAAGTATATTAAAAATAGATCTAATCAGGGTGTTGAGGGTGTAGAAGAAATAGATTCTCTGATAGAATTAAGTGGTAGGCGACAGGACTTAGTAGATATACTAACTAAGTTCTCTGATAAAACTTATGAAGGTAGTGGCCTATATAATGCTGTATTAAAAGCTTTCGATACATCTTTGTCAGAAGCTGGACGCAGCTTACAAGCAGGTAGTCGTGTAGGTCAGTTGTTAGCTGCACATGGTTCCTTTACAAAGGAACAGAGGAAGGCACTTAAAGCTGCGTTTTCTTCACCCGATGGTACTGTCTTAGCACATGAGTCTTTGATGGATGCCTTCAATAAGTTTGGTCGTATTAGAAGATCTTTAATGACTATAACGCCAGCGACTACAGCACGAAATATATTCTCAGGTCTTACTAATGTTACGTTTGCTACTGGTGCAAATACTATTGAGTCCATCGTATACAACATGGGTAGGATGGCTACAGATAAAAATTATTCTTTCGGTAAAGGCTTGAGAGATATTTATCTAGATAGCTTTGGTCTACTGACAAATCTTGTAATGTCAAACAGAACAGCAGGCCGCGCCTTCACAGATGCTGCACTGATAAACCATCCAACTCTAATGCGTAAACTTCTACGTAACAATGCAGAGTTTGGTGAAGGAAAAAATCTTCCAGAGATTGCAAACTTTTTAAATGGTTTAAACATAGCTTCCGATGGTTTCTTCAGACGCGCTTTATTTTCTTATGAACTAGACAAACGTTTTAGACGTGCTGGCTTAGAGGGTTTTAAAGATGTTATGCTAGAGGGTAAGACTATACCCTCAGAGTACTTAGAGAAAGCAGCCGAAGAAACACTGAAGGGAACTTTCAGTTATAGTTTTAAAAGGGGTAAAGGTAGGAGCGAACATCTAGCAGCATCCTTTATAGACTTTGTAGAAACTGTACCAGCAGGTACGGTACTATTTCCTTTCGCCCGGTTTATGGCTAACTCCATAGCATTCCAGTTCCAGTATAGTCCTGCAAACACTGCTATGGCAGCAATGAATATGGTGTCTACAGCAACAGCTAATATGTTTAGGAAAGAGAAAGATAAAGCTAAACTAGATTATGCAGGATTAAGTCAGGCTTTCAGTAGAGGTGCTGTAGGTACTGCCGCTTTGTATGCCGCTATAAAGATAAGGTCAGAACAGCAAGAGAATCCTTATTGGAAATTAACAATAGGCGATTCAGATATTGATACCCGTCCTTTATTTCCTATAGCTCCGTACATGCTTCTGGCTGATTTAATTATTAAAACAGGCGGCTTTGAAGATGAGGAAGTTAAGGCTGTTATAAAAGATGGTCTAACAGAAGGCAGCGCTCCATTAGGTATTAAAGAAATAGCAGAAGGTATAGCAGGTCTTAACATGCGTTCTACAGGGCAGCTACCTATGTTCGATGCATTGTTTGGACTAGCTCAAAAGGACGAGACAGGCGGTTACTTTGGTGAAGATAAGGTAGGCACAGCTGTAGGTGAGTTTATGTCTGCGTATTTTAAAACACCGTTTGTTGGTACAAACTTTGTAAAAGATCTTATGGCTTCCTTCGATCAAACAGAAGCAGTTATACGGGACACTAAAGCTGGAGTAGAAGGTTTAGGCTTTCAAGAACGAGCTACATCTTCTTTCGGTGAGAGCTTTAAACAGGTATTACCTGTGGCTGGACAACAGGCTTTAGGACTAGAGCCTGCACCTGTACGTAACTTTGCTTTACGTAAAGGACCAGCCTTTAGACAAAATACTCTAGCAAAACAAACATTGGGTACTCGTATGGAGTTACCCCCTACAGAGATCGAAAGAGAGATGAACGCTCTGGGCCTACCAGAGTGGCAGACCTTTAGACCTTCTGGAGATAGGGTAGCAGATTCATACACACGATACGCACACAGCAAACATGCGTTAGGTGTTATAAGAGGCATTATGACTAGTGATATGTATAAGGATATGTCACGCGGAGAGCGTAGTGTCCTTATGAATAATGTTATATCTGCTACAAAAAAAGAAGCAAAGCTTCTTGGTGAGTCTTTCAATCTAGCTTCGTTGCATGTTAAAAACATAGAGACGCAAGAAGAGATACGGAAAGAGATGGATAGGCTTACTAACAAGTTGGGACATAACTATGATTCCAACGGTAACTTTTTAGGTAGCGTAGAAAAGCCTACAGAAGAACATCTAAAAAACAGAGAGCGCTTAAACACTTTATGGTTGATGTCTCTACAAAGTGATATGTATATGTACACAGGGCCATTTGCTAGAATGCGATGGCTTGATAACGTAGATAAAAGAACTAAGTCTTTAGTTAATGAACAGTTAAAAAATATGTATCGAGATATTTTAGCAGGTGACTACACTGGTAATGATGACGTAGGTTCTATAATATTATTAAGCGCAAAAAAATATGGCCCAGAAAACCTGACCATCGAGAAGACTGGTCTGTATGGTTTGGGCCATGAATTGGGTAAAGTATTAAAAGGCTATTATAAGTAAGGTCTAACGGTTATCACCAGAGCCACCAATCTTACCGCGTTCTTTACGGGACGTAAGCTTATCTATATTGTCTTTAGCTACACGGCCTAAAGAAACATCTAGATCACTAGCGAGTGCTGCACAGTACCACAGCACGTCGCCTATCTCCGCTGCTATCTGTTCTTTAACAGTAGCTAGATCATTAGGATCTTTTGGTACTCCATCCCTAACTAGCTTCTTAATCTTGTTGGCTACCTCACCAGCTTCGCCTGTTAATCCTAACGCTGGATACATCAGCTTAGTGTTATCGGGATAGATTGCTGTTGTCTTACAGAACTTTTGGTATTCCTCAAAGGTCATAGCTGCACCTTTCTTTTCCATAAAAGCTTTAGCGTCTTCCAGTAGTGTCATGCAGTTTCTCCAGATTGTCAAAGTAGGCTGTATTGTAGCCCCTTTGCCATTCACGAGCCTGCGGTGTGTGTTCTTTGAACGGGCAGGCCGTTATAATAACAGTTGCATCGTTAACCCTTCGTGTCCATTGTTTACTGTTATAGAAAGCTTCATAGCCTTTTTGATACTGTAGTCTCAAAGGCGGTTCATTCTTGTACCTATTGTGTCGAAACGTCTTCTTCATATTGTGTCCCGTAAATCACATATCTTTGTTTCGTAGCAATCGCTCTTATAAATAAAGCCTGACTCATCTATCTCTCCCTTTTTAAAATGTTCAGCTATATCAAAGAACTCTTCTTTCTTTAAGAGACCTAAGAACCAGCCAACGGTTAGGTCTTTCTTAACACGCACAAAAGAATAGGCATCACACTTTTGTCTTGTATTGTAAGCAGGTACAGTACAAACATAATTATCTTTAGGTGTAACGGTGGTGCCTTTAGTTTTAACATCTATCTTTGTACCATCATCTAATACAAGATCATAGTCGTATGTATTATCTAATGAACCACCTAAACAATGTTGTGCTATCTCCTCACCAATGAAACCTATTAGATTGCCTGCACCTCTGGTGATTGAGTTGCGTAAGGCTCCAAGCTCTTTGGCCTTAACCCGTGCGTTGTCAATCATCTGAGTTGTGATTTCTACTTCAATCATTGTACGTCCTTTAATGTTCCGGTTGCTTTATCTACTGGCGATGTCAACGACTTCACAGACGCCTGCCGTACACGCAAGTTCTTGAGAGCCTGTGGTATTATCCTCACGCTCGTACTCACGTAGCTTAGTCCAGTCGATAGACGATGGCATCTTTGACATAAGGTTCTTGTAATCCTCTTCAGAACAATCTTGATACGGAGCCTGCTTATAAGAATGTTCAACATGAGGCAGGAAACTAATACCCGAAATACTGTCAAAGTTTTCATATACCCAATCTCCAACCTTTAACCATTCGTCTTCCCGTACACTTACGGTTATGCTTGGCTTATGTTCACACCAATGATCCTGATACGTAAGCCAAAGTTGTAGATGCTCTAGTGCAGTCATATCATTGCGGCACACTGCATTGTCCGGTGACTTCATAGGAAATGAAAACACTGTTGTGCTTTCTGGTTTCATAAAGTCTGGCTCTGCTGGTATACCGGAGTCAATCATAAACTGCGTCATTGGATCTTTGTTATCCGCACGTACTGTACGAATGTAGTGTGGATTATGACGAGCATGAATACCACTAGCACTATCCACTAACTGTGACACAGTACCGCTTGGCTTCACGCATGTAATAGCAGCTGATTGATTGATACCTAATTCCTTAGAGAGCGTGGCGTTTGTCTTAACAGCTTCATTACGTAATTTTATCAGAAGTCTACCACATTCGTCAAGTCCTTTAGAACCATTCAGAACTGGATGATCCATAATGCCTGTCAAGCTAACGCCAAGTAGCCTCTCGTCTTCTGTATTCTTTTTCCATATGGATCGAAGATACTTGAAGTTAGTTAGGCATGACTGGAAGGTACCCAATATGGTAGCACTGCGTACCTTACGTAACAAAGTTTCAGTAGAGTCTGTAGCTCTTACTACGACTTCGGATAGATTACAGAACTGATAAGGTCTAAGAATAATTTCTGAACAGGGGTTCGTACCCCACTGTACTTGCTTAGTCTCTTCTTCATCTAAGAAGTTACTACGCCTACCGTTCTTAGCTACTTGTTTCTTAGCAGCCTGTCTGTTGAAGATACCGCGTTCACCAGACTTACTCTCGTACAGTGAGTGCCACTCAGAGAAGAATACTTCCATAGAAGGTTTCTCTTTGTAGGAGACACTGTTGTTTGCTAGTGCGCGTTGGGCTTCGTGTACCCACCACTCACCAGACTTAGCTTTACGCATGGATGTGTCATTAAGATTTGATAATGAAATCAATGCACTACGGCGTACACCACCGACGACTACAATCTCACCAATCTTACACATAAGGTCATGTGCCTCTACAGGATATAGCCTACGTCCTGCTGCACCTTTGAATTTCTCTACACAGAAATTAAATAAATCTTCTAATGGTTCTGGACCTGATGCTCTACCACCAAATGTACGTAGACGTGCGCCTGCTGGACGTACAAGTGATACATCCCACTTCGGGACCTGACCTGCATATAGACATGCAATCAATTCACGTAGTGCCTTACACCAACCTGCTTTGCTGTCGTCCACAATGATGATTGTATTGCTGTCATGGAAGTCTTCATTAACTATAGGCAGCTTGTCTACGTTCTCACGCTCTACACTAAAGCCTACGCCTGTGCCACACATAAGGATGTACATAGCCTCATCAAATGAACGTGGGCTATCTACGGGTATGTAGCTACAGTTGTATGCACCTACGTGGCAACGGTCTAGTGCTGGACCCGCTGTCATCATAGCGCGCATAGATGGCATAGTGTCTAGATTAAGTACGCCTTCTTCAAGCTCCTTACGGTACTTGCTGAAGGACTTCTCATCGAAGTTAAACTTCTTGTGTACATAACTACCTACATAGTCGAAGTATCGACTGACTGTTTCATCCCAACTCTCACGTCTCTGTTCGTCTTCTTTCCAACGAGCATAGCGGCTTAGTGCAATAAAGTTTTGATAGTCTGTAGGTAGCATGTTTCCCATTTTAATTCCCCGTTTGTGTAGTCTTGAAGCCAGTGATAGTCAGTCCATTAATATCGTAGATCATTTCCGTAAAGGTACGTTCTAGTTCCGCCGCAACATTCTCGTCGGACGGCATTGGATACTCTTCGGTATCTACCTCTACGGTAATCATCATACGTACTTTCATGTTCTGTTTTCAACAACCTCTATTAGTTTATCCAGATACCATCTGGCTTTCAAAAGATCTTTCAATGGATCTTCTTCGTGCTTAAATCTATATCGGGTTACATACTTGAGTACGTTCCCTTTCAAGTAACCTTCAAATTCATCACCAAGCATAGAGTCGAATATGATTTCGATAGTCTCTCTGCCTGTCTTGTTATAATGTGCAGGTTTGTTTACGTCGTCAATCATTTTTAAAGTTCAACGTCACGACGTTGCCTTCTGTAGTTATGGTTGGCTTCTTAACTTTACCTTCTTGTGGTGGCTCGAACAAGTACTCACTATCAGGGTTAGCAAAAGCAGCTTCGACTATAGCTCTAGCTTTCTCACGGATGTCATCGTTCTCTTCAAACAGTCTTACACTAGCGCATACCATGTGTACAACCTGTAACATATCTGTAAGCTCTTCATGCTCAAGACCGTTATCGTCATGTACAATAGCAGTTATGTCTATCTCACCGTCCCAATCACCTTCAGCGTTACGTAAAGGCTTAAACTTTATATAGAGGCTGTCGGTAGTAAACTCCTCTAAAAAGCTATTCATTTTCGTTTTGTCCCTTTGAAGGTTACGAACTTTGCTATAGCAGGGTTGGGTTTCTCAGTCAACCAATCTTCCGGTATGATCCGGTCATAGTATAAGAAACCTTTTTGTATGCACCACTTAGCGTAAGTATTCTTAGCGCCTTTGTATAGCTTACGTCTGCTATTCTCGAATACGAATCTTATATCAAGTTCAGGATGTTGCTTCTTAATCTCAACATGCTTACGCCTATCAGCTGAAGTAAACAATCCTTTAGTCTCGATAATAATATTGTTAGCCAAAACAAAATCAGGGGTATAGGTTCTGTATGCTAGATCTTCCCACTCAATCTTGAGCTTCTCGTATGTATACTTGACGCCCGTTTTATCTAGTGATTGAGCTATCTTTAGTTCTAGCCCTGACCTATACCCCTTCTTTCGTGCAGCCCTAAACTGCTTTGCGTCCATTAGAAAGACCAGATGTTTCCTGCTCTGAATGTTTTGTAACCGAGATTCATCATCTCTTCACGGATAGCACGTTCAGTTTCCCGACGTGTTTCCATTAGGGTACGAAGATTAGCTGTACGCTTTTCGTTGTACTCTTTACGTGCAGCAGTTAGTTCTTCCTGCATGTTCTGAATACGTTCAGCTAGTTCTTCTAGCGTTAGTTCATCGTATAAGTTAGTCATTGTATTTCTCCTCTATGTATACGTAGTCCACCTCTGGTGGCTCTTTAGCAGATGAAGGTATTGATGGACGACTAACTAAAGTCTCCCAACAATCTTCTTTAAAGTCACAGAATTTACAGACACTGCCGAGTATTTTATTGCCCGTAGGCTTACCCCTGAAGAACTCAGGCACTGGCTCGTAGCAACGCTCAAACTCATTGGCGTCTATACGCTGTGCTGTATCCTCTAATTTAGTAACTTCTTCGTCAATTTCAAGACCCTGTGCAGGAACATATTTAAATTGTCCGTTAGCTTTATTGACAACCCACCATCCACCTGCACGTTTGTTCAATGCTTTCGCATAGCCTGCTAATTGGCCTACGTATCCAAAGGCGTCACCTTTCTTTAACGTGTCATAGTCTACGAATTTATATGTGTATGACCACGGTGACGCAGACTTGATGTCATCAACAGCACCGTCGATACTGAGATCTGTAGTCCCATTAATCTTTGTGCCATCTTTTAACTCAAGCGTTGCTTGTTCACTGTTGTCATACGAAACACCAGCTTCGGTCAGAAGACCCTTAAACACTGCTTCAACAATGTCTCCCAACATCATGTTCATAATAAAGGTAGTTGGTAGGGACCGACCTTTCTCCGGTTTGTTCTTCTGATACCAAAGCTGGCAGTAAGGGCGTCCGACGTTAGACATACGCAGTCTAAATTCATGCTGCCCTTTCCCGCCGAACTGTCGCTGCAATGCTTCTCGCACATCAGACACGATTTGCTCAATAGAGGAATCAGACATTGAGGCAGTGCCGTCGCGCAAACCTGAGAGCAATTTGTGCAACGTCAATTCAGCGGGATGATTCATCTTACGCAGCCGCTTCGGAAGCTACGTCGATGAACTCGTCCACTAACTCCTTAACGTCAGGGTCAACATCATCGACGTGACTCTGATCCCATCTACTCAAGACGTAGGAGTTGTGATCCTTCACCCATTCAAGAAAGTTAGAGAATGTTTCCTCATCACTGTCTTGTAGGTCAAGCTTGTTGCTAAGATCAAGAGAGACGCGCGGCAGATAGAAGCTATCTCCATTAGGCAATGGCCGCTCTTCACTAGTGAGCTTAATGTTATAGCTCATTGGAAGCTGCTGCATCTTGTATAGCTTATTGAATGGTGCATTCACAGAAGTGTATGCGTCTTTGTTATCAACTTCCCAAATAGCTGGTATAGGATCTGGTGTATCCACTGGATTACCATCAGCATCTAATGCGTCCTTAACTGTAAGCGTACCAAAGATAGCACGAGTACGTTTGGTTGCACGTATGATTGCTTTAGTCTTATCAGGAACCTGATTCCAATCGTCGAAGAATGTGCTTGGCTTACCACAATTAAAGCCACCTTCGGTATCCTTTAGCTCAGACTTCAGGTCATTCGCCATAACAGTTTTGATAAAACGATTAGGTGAATCACCATCACCCATTACAAAGCGTTTGTAGTA